AAATGTCCTCCCGGACCCTACTATTAATCTCTGGTGCGCGATCTAATGATAGACTTCCGCCATTAATCGCTGACCAATAAGAGGCTATTACACCTACCTGTTTGGGCATCGTATTAAATTGATGTTGTCTAAAATTCGATTGCATTTTAAGTTTCTCTTTTTCCTTTTATACAACAAGCACCATTGCTTGTTTGTATGTTCTTATTGTAGTGTCTTTCAACACCTTTGTCAACAACTTTCTGTAATTTTCTTTGTTGTATTTTTACAACGACTAAAAGTTACATTACTTGCTAACTAGTCTCTATTGTATTGCCTTTCAGCAATCACGTCAACCACTTTTGGCTAACTTGTTCAAGTTATTTATGCCTCAGTGGTTAACTCAGTCTCTATTGTATTGTATATAGTCTATTGTGTCAAGACCATATAGGAAATATGGTCTTTTTAATACTTTTTAACTATTCAATACTTTTGCTAAACTATTAACCACAGCCGCTATTCTACCTATATCTCGTAACTGCTCAACAGTATACCCCATCTTTTTTAATCCATTATAATGGGCCGAGACACAGAACTCGCATTTTCCAACAATGCTTGCGGCAAGGCTATATGCCTCAAATCGTTCTTTAGTCGTACCACCGTGGGTTGTGATTGCGTTCATTCTGAGTTGAGCCGGAAGACCTTTAAGGTTAGCATCTTCTGCCATCTCTACATATGGATACCAAGTGTTGTTCATCGACATCAAAGATGCGGCAGTGAGTGCGGCATCTCGCTCTTGTGAGTTTTCCATAGAACTTTGAATAAAGGTAACTAATTTCCCGTTACCTGTGCTCATTGCGGCGGCCAGCGCACAACCTTCTGCTTCCTCAACTGCTAGAGTACTACGCTTAATAACAGCGTCCAAGTTCAACTTAGTGTCCTTGGCGTACTCAGGCAGACCTTCTTTAAGTTGATCTACCCAGGCAGTCATTATAAAGTCTCTCCGCCTACAGTTCTTGAACAGGCACAAAGTTCTCCCGTTTGTAAGGCATCTAAAATACGCAAGGTTTCTTCTGGACTGCGTCCAACATTTAGATTATTAACTGTGACATGTTGGATAACATTATCAGGATCGATAATAAATGTAGCTCTTAAAGGAGCACCAGCAGGTGCGTAAAATACGCCTAGTTGTTCGACTAAACTTAATTCTCCTCGTTGTGTATCGGCGAATTGTGTATGTGTGATTTTTTGTAGATCTGCGTGGGCTTTTTGCCAAGCTACAGCACAAAATTCATTATCTGTGGATCCTGTTAAAAGAACAGCATCTCTATCAATAAAATCTTGATTCAATTTGTCATATCCTACAATTTCTGTGGGGCAAACAAAAGTAAATGATTTTGGATAAAACACGATTACTTTCCACTTGCCTTCGAAGCTAGTTTCATCAATATCAAAGAAAGCATCTTCTGGTTGTCCTGGCTTAACACCTGTTACTACAAAGTGAGTTAATTTATCGCCGATTGTTTTCATAATTTTCTCCTATAAATGTTGTTTGAAAACTGTATTAGTGTTTTCACTAATGTTCTTATTGTAATAGTATTTAACAATTAAATCAAGTGATTTAATAGGTTTTCCCCAAATATATTTTTATGGGGCCAATAGAGAAAATTTATTGTTGTGTAGTTGTTGTAGCCGGTGTGGTATTAGCCGTTACAGATTCTGCAGGCATTTCATAATATCTTGGAGGCGGTATATCCTCAAATCGAATCCATTTAATAGGTTTCCAATATTTTGCTGCCAAATTGTTTATCACCAATACTGCTATGGCAATTACGATAAATCCCAACCCGGTCAATATCGACCCTGCTAGGAATACGCTTGCTTGATCCATGTCCATTTTCTTTTCCTTGAAATATGTTGCGTACTGTATTATATACTATACCGTAGATACATGTCAAGTATTATCTGCGTGCTCTGCCCAAATCTACTGACTTGGATTTATTAGATTTACCCAAAACATCTGCGCCAATACTGTGTGCAGTTCCTGCCTTGGTAATTTTTGCCGCAGTTTGCTTGTCGCCCCAAGCGGTAGTTTGAACTTTGGTTAACTCTTCCAAGAGTTTACCTTTTTCAATAATATTTCTTACATATAACTCGCCATTTTTCTTAGTTTCAACTTTGGCACGTATTGTAATTAATATATTTTTGGGATCATTTACATCATGAATATTGATTTCAGGTCTTGCCTTTGTATCAACATAAGTAGCAGTCATATCGACTGATTTAAATTTTTCAACTAGATTGTTAAAGCGTAAAATTTTAAAGCCACCTTTGTCAAATTGAACTAGTTCAACTGCCGGATCATCTAGTGTTGCAAAGAATGTAACTGCCTTTGCTACATGACTAACAAATTCTGCTTCCCCCTTAGGGCCTGATTTTTTAAGACCAGCAGACAATTTTTTAGCAACTTTTTCATACATCATTTTCAGTGCGTCAAATTGATCTTGGCCCTGAGCTTTCTCATATTCCTTTAACCATGGTGTTACATCAATACCAAAGTAACTCCATAACTTAAGCATACTTGCACTTTCGCTCCCACCAACTTGACCAAACTGTTTTACCGGACCAGCTTTTAAACTTGCATTAAGTTTTAAACGTCTCATATTACCAGTTTTAGGATCTCTGATTGCAACCCACACATCAATCTTACTGGAGCTTTCACTAGCTGCACCATCGCAAATAATTGCAATATCGTCTGCACGACCATTCAAATAAAAATACTTGCTATAACGTTCTGCACGTTCGCTATTAACATATGCGACAGCACTGGAAAATTCATTTTTTAATAAATCACGTTTAGCTAGATCCATTAAATCTTGATAGGGTTTAGTTTTTAATACAAGTTTATATGTGACACGATCTGCGTGTTTATGGTTACTATCCTGTACATCAACTTGATACATATCTGTACCAACATTCTTTAATTGGTTTAATACTTTAGCAATGTCATCAGCTGACACCATGCCAATACCTTCAGCACTCTCACGTTTAGTAAACTTGGCAAACATAGCGGCACCCAGAATACCTTCAGCAAGTTCTCCTCGATTTGCTAAGTTACCTGAATGAACAAAATAAGAGTCCGGAGTTCCATTGACTACAAAGTATTGATCGTTTATATCTTTAAATACCCATTGTGTTTTTCCGCTACCAAATTGAACTTCTATCTCATTAGGATCAACTTCTGAAGGATCAACAATAGTAACCGGATCATCTGTATTAATACCTTGAACACTAAGAGCAGCAATAAGTTGTTGCCCCTTTACTCCGTCACTGAATAGGTATGCCGTTCCGTAAGGGTATTTGTTTAGGTCCGAAACAGAAGCTTCGTTAATTTGTTCTAGTTTGGTTAATAGTTCGCGAATAGTAGTCATAGTTTAGTATTTATTAGTTTTTAGCGAAACGCCAATCCTTGTCTAACCAAGTAAACATCAAATCTTCTTGACGCACATAACCATAATTGTTTAAACTAGTTATTGCACTATCGTTTATTAGATTTAGATCTGCTAGATCAAACCAACTTGTACTTGCGGGCTCTAAGGGATCTGCACTTTTGTAAACTGCGAAATGCATCCAGGCGTTGTTGGTATCCATCCACACGTAACAATCCCTGCAATCAAATCCATTAACTGCTAACATATACATCAAATTACAGACATTGTAGTGATAATAGCATCCACTAATACTGCGAGTATGTATTCTGTTGTATTGATATGTTTGGTGTTGGGGCAGGCTTAAAACCAGCATACCGTTTGTATTCATCATCTGATTCCAGTTTTTAAGGGTGTTGAGAGGATTAAGTGCATACTGGAAACTGTTATGACTCCACATCAAATCAATGTTTACCGGTATTACTCGACCATCTTCAAAATTTGCCTGTATCGGGGTAATATTGGGCGTTTCTAATATTTCTGGCTCAATTTGTTTGATATTGGTATCTACAGCAAAACATTTATATTCGTGCGGTTCTGGTGGATCATCTCTAGTTGTTAATTCGGCCCACCATTTTATATCCATTCCACTACCGCACCCCATATCAGCAACAGTACGAATACTATCCATGAAACTGTCATATTCATACAACAATGTTAATATCTGTTTACTATGATTATGACTATCTATTACATTTTTAAATTGATCCATCTGTTAATATATCCAATACCACTGTTTGTTTAAATTTTTTAAGGCGGGGTTCAAGTTGGTGGCAGGCTTTGGCTATATCGTTTGGTTCACCCCAGGCACGTTGTGTTGCTAAATGGCTTGCCCATATGGCACAACTTTCTTTTGCTATCTCAACGTCTAATGCATTATGGTACGGGCGTGCACGGCAACAGGCATTGTACTCTGATAATAACTCATCTGCACGTTGATGCCAGTCCATTATACTACCACATCCTCCATTCCTGCAGTTCTTAACCGAACCACATGTCCCAACATAAAGTTTTTGCTCTCTATACCCTTCATAACTCCCAACCATTTGTTACGCAACAATGCCACCTCATTGATAATTGTTTCCATGTCAATAACTTCATCTTCGGCCTCTGCGTACTTCTCAGCATCTCTGCTAGTCAGCGCCCTTGCATAGGCTTCCAAATATTTTTTATAATATGTTTGTCTTATTTTGCGTAATTGTATATTTAAATAATTTAATACTGCCTCAATCTCTTGTAGTTGATTGAATCTGTGCTCAGTCAATCCCGGAAGATTGCTCAAAGCACGTTCTATATTTCCCTGTATCTTTATTTCGCCTTTAGCTGAGATTAATTCGGCTTCATAGTAACTTATAAAAGAAGGAATTTGCCCAAGGTCAGCTACAATTTTATTGTAAAACATTCTTTAATACCTCGCTTAACCATGGAAAAGTCTTTTGCCAATTTAAATTTCTTCTTGAATCAATAGCATCTAAATATGCAACCAATTTTACTTGCAACTCGTGTTTGTTGATAGTGGTATTATTAGACAAAGTTTTACAGATACCATTGAGAGTCTGGCGTGTATTCTCAATATCAAACGAATCACCGATTAAGTATTCTTTTACTTTTTCTAAGTAAGGCTCCCATAACGAATATTCAAATGCACTTGCACTTAGTAGGTGCTGATCAATTGGTAGTGTTAAATGCATATACCAAGATATTGGTTTTGTTTTATTCCATTCAACAAACTTTTCTGCCAACAATGGCATACTTGTTATACTTAGACTATTTACAGTTGACAGTATACTTAATCTTAGAAAATCAAATTGTAGCAGATAATTAAAGTTACTATCAAATATATCACAATCAAATCCATATCTAACGTACTCTTGTTCAGGACCCCAACTATCAACGCTACAAAGTATATCTAATCTTTTTATTTTATGATCTTTATATAATTGTTCTAGTGAGTTTATACTCTTACGCAAATTGGCCGGTTTAACAATTAGATTTGTAATAACGCTTAATTCTAATTTTGGATTAGGATGAGTGTTTATAAATTCAATTAATCGTTCAAAATCAGCCTGGATAAATGGCTCTCCGCCCAAAATATGCAATCTATGTAATTTCTCAAAATTTTTGTCTAGCCATTCCCACATCAATGGTGCCAACTCATTGTAATTATTTTTTGTTAATGTACTATTACTATTATCCAACAATACGGATCCAAACTTTTTATTTTCTTTTTGTATGCTTGAACTAAAAGATTCGTTGCAGTACAAACAACTCAAATTACAAGTATTATTAAAAAATACTTCAAGTATAACTGGATTGATATTAGTTAATTTAGGATTAGTATTTAATTCCTGAGGGTAAACAAAAGGGATAGTATTTTGAAAGTTTCGATCACTGTACCCACCCGAGTCTTCGATATTTTTACAATACTCACACCCAGCACCAGGCCAGTTACCTTCTAACATCTCTTGCCTTGCTTTTATTTTTTCAGGTAAATTATGAAAATTAAAAAAATTTTCCTTATTGAGAGTACCAATGCTTGACCGATGACAACTAGCAGTTTTGCCGGTAGTTAGATATACTGTACTCCATGCCCATTTTAATCTACAAGCTGTGTTAGTCTCGATTGGGAAATATTTGTTTGCCATCTAGTACTCGTTTTCGTCCTCGATTGATTCATTGTCGTCATCATTGACATATTCTTTAAAGGCTTTTGTGAGTATACCGTCTGTTCCACTAAAATGAGCAAGATCAACATCGTTTAACATGTCTACCATAACGCTCATTAAATTATCTGCGGCTTCTTGACGATCCTTAACTGGAATGTATTGTTTTAAAATTGTGTACGCTTCACCAAGTACTTCTATATCTATGCTCATTCTTCGGTCACCTCTGCTGGTTGTGTTACTGCGGTTACATGGTGTGGATTTTCTGTATAGTCTTTCATAACTTTGTCAAGACATTCGTCTTCGTTACGTTCCCATGCTTTACGGAACTTTTTAATAATAGTGCCGTCTGCTAGTGTATATTTAAGGCTATTACCTTCTTTAGATAATAAACCTTTACCCTCAATCATGTCAACTAAACCACTATAAGGATTCATACCTGTTTCATAAGGGATCTTGACTTGCACTGATTCAAAGGGTTTGGCATAACGTGTTTTCATAATCTTACAAGCAGCCCTAATACCATTTACTTCTGAAACCTTATTGCCATCTTCATCTTCTTTGAGTTTTAGTTTACGCATAGCAACTACAATACTACTTGCATAGATAAAGCCTTGTCCACCAGAGATCTTGTCATCTGGATCAAACATATCTTGGCTTGCGTATGTGTGTGCAGTTGTTACTAATCCAATGTTTAAGTTACCAAACATATTAACACAATTACGTACCAATGACGCTAGTGCTTTTGGCTTACGACCCATGTCACCCTTCATGTCACCAGCTTCAAACTGATTAACGTCTGTGGGTGTTAATAGCATACCTAAACTATCAACCACAAATAAAACTTTTGGGCGCTCTCCTTCAGGTATCAATTTATATTCTTTAACAAATTCACTGATCATTTTAGCAACGTCGTCGATCATTGCCATGTTTAGTTTTAATAGTTTGTCTTCACTGGTGTCTACATTTAAATCATGCAACCATTTTTCATCTAAGGCATTCTCTGTATCAATAAGGATAACATATACCCCTGCTTTTTGAGCATTGGATACTAAATTACCTGAGCAGATAAAACTTTTACCAGCACCAGATTCTCCGGCAAACACAGTAACTTTGCCTAATGGTACTCCTTTATAAAAGTCCCCACTAATCAAATAATTTAGTGCATAGTTGTTTGTGCTGATCCAATCAGTAGGATCATTAAAGCCTACACTGATACCGTCAATGCTTTTTGTAATTGATTTTCTAAATTTGCTTACGTCAAATGGTTTGCCCATAATTGCTTTCCTTAAGTTTATATAATTGTGTAAAAATTTTACTGCTGTCTAATCCACGCCTTTGATCTAATAGAGCTAACTGTCTAAATGAGTTTGGTAAGTTTGCTTCATAGGGCATTGTTACATAACTCAAAAGATTTTTATAACTATCTTCTAATAGAAATCCAGGTTTTTGTTTTATAAGATTAATCAGTTTTTCTTTAATTGATTGTAACTGATTTTTTGGCAAATGTCTAATATTTAGGTAATCCGGAGTCAGCAATGCCCCAATTATAAAGCTATTATTATGAAACCCTAGCCCTTTAAGATATTCCACGCAGGTAAACATACTTTGATAGTTTAATAAAAAATATAGCATATTGAAGGATATTTTGTGATCAAGTCCCTTTATAGTATGCAAATTGTTCAAAAAGTCCTGCCAAGAGCCGCCATAACGAACATATTCGTATTCTTCTTCAATTGTCTCTACACTGACTGTCCAGTGTACGTTTTTAAACTTGCATACTAGATCAAAAATTTTAGTATCTATTTTACTTAGATTGGTGTTTATTCTCAAATTGACGTTGGGGTCAAGTAAATCCAATAGCTCTAAATTTTCTTTCATCAGCAATGGTTCACCCCCAGCTAAGTAAACGTGTTTTAACTTCTTTGCATGGTTAAATATGTATTCTTTAAAATCAGCTCGTTGTTGGTCAGTTGGTAATACCTGTGTAGTATTCAATTCACTTGCCCATCGGCTGCTAAATTTTGGGCTACAATAAACACATGCTTGATTGCATAAATTAGTCCAACGAATATCCGTCGTGTATAAATCAAAATTTCCATCTTCGTATGTTTTTACCGGGATATCCTTTAATTCTCTTATGTAAAAAACACGATCGCTGATGATGTCAAAACCCTTTTTATTGTTTTCTAAATCTTTGCAGGTGTGGCAACTAGGCACTGGCAACTTGTTAATAATCTTAGATTGTCTTGATTGATTTTCATCGCCTAGCAATATATCCCCAATGTTGTCAATTTTTATATCACCAATTGGCATAGTGTCAGCACTTCTTATACAATTTTTAACAATGCCATCAAAATTATACATTAATCCAGTCCAGGGCACAGGGCAAAAATTGGAGTTAGTCAGCATATCTTTTGGGGTCATAATAATGATATATCCGGTATAGGTAAATTTTTATTTAATATATCAACTAGTTCCTGCGCCCATATTGCAGGATCGGTACCACCATCACCCTGGGTATTGA